GTTGGCGCTCGCCGCGACCAGCGGTCCGACACTCACCACAATTGGCTGCACGTCATGCTCCTCCGAATACGTTCGCAGCCAATCTGGCTATAGGATGCGCACAAGCTCCATGGTGCTGCCGACGTTGACCGACGAATTGGAGGCGTTCGACGTGTTCTGGCACATCTGGATCGTCAGCGTGCCGGCGGTGGTCACGGTGAATGTGCCTTCCACCTGGATGCAGACCGGCTGCGCAGCTGCGGTGTAGAGACTGATTGGCGACGTCACCGCCGTGGCGGCTGTGCAGGTCATGGAGGCGGCGAGTAGCGCCGTTGACACGAAGTTGCCTACGCCAAGCACGGCGGTGGTCAGGAGCCCGGTGATGGCGATCCCGGCGGTTCCGGAGGCGATGGTGGTATAGAGCACCAGTCGAATCCGGTACGTACCGACCGCAAGCGTATTGGAGACCAGCCCCGTCACGGTAGATGGAACGATATTGGCGTTGGCGGTCTGGATCGCGGTCGAGCGATAGACGTCCGCGATGAACAGATTGGCGCCCGACGTCGAGGCGATAGTGCCGCCTGACGCAGGAGACGCAGCGGCGCCGTTGATGGTGCCAGAGACGACCAGACTGTCGGCGACTTGAAGGGCCATCGAGGGTTCCTATTCGAACTCGGTCTCGACCTCGCGCCCGTGCGGCACTTCGCCTTTACGCGCCGAAGAGAACGGATGCGTGTCTGAGCCGCTAGCGCGGCCTCCGGCCTTGCGCGGCTTGCGTCCGGCGTGGTGGTGAGCGTGTTCGCCTTCGACCTTGCCGACGTGTTTGGCGTGCTTCAGGTGCTCCATCTTCTCGTGATGGACGATACCGCCGTGCCGGCGCTTGGCGCGGCCACCCTTCTTGCGCTCTTCCGCCTCACGGTTGACGTTGGAGTCCTTGGTGTACTCCATGTTCTTGTGGCGCAGGTCTTCTTCGGCGTCGTCACGACCGCCCGTCGCACGGTGCGGTCGGCCGCCCTTCTTGTAGTGATGATGGTGGATGTCCACGTCGCCGCTGTGGCCGTGGTGCGCCACGTGGTGCTTACCATCGTGGTGGCTTTCGTGGTGATGCCCGGCCTTGTGACCCTTCATGGCTCCAGTCCTTAGAGGTTGATGCCCTGCGCGTACTCGAATACCAGCACGCCCGCGCCGGAGCCTGTGTTGGTCGATGTCACGACGATCTGCCGATCGGAAGAGCCGGTATTTTTCCAGTTACCGACCTGCGTTGCGCCGGAACCGGGCGTGAACCAAATCCATCCCGCTGCATTGGCGTTGCCGGCCGCCGCAAGCGTGAACGATGTCGCCGAAGTCGTGTCGCCAATACCCAACGTCGCGGCAGCGCCGCTCCACGCCGTGCCAACCAGCAGCCCGATGCGCAAAACAAGGCTTTGCGCTGGAATGATTATCTGGGTCGAGGAAGACGCCTGCCACCGAACCGTTAGTGGCCTGCGTGATATCGTCAGCTTGCGTCATCGTCGAGAAGCCGACATTCGACAGGCCGCCCGCCATCGAGCCGACACCGGCAAGATTGGTCGTGCCGTCCGACGACTGAATGTTGCCGGCCAGCAATGGCCCAGTGACGAGCGATCCCGGAAGGGCTGGGTTGCCGGTCGATTGGATAAGCTGGCCGCCTTGGACGTTCATGCGCTGACCTCAGGACGTCGGGAACGAGGCGTAAGCCGAACGCGGGTTCGAATAGTTGAAGCTCCAGCGTTCATAAGCCTTGACCAGCAGGTTGTCGGTCACGAAATCGACCTGCATGTCGGTCTCGAATGGCACGCGGCTCATGTAATTGAGCCCCATGATGTTCGTCAGCACGAACCAAGCGAAGGACGAGGTCAGGAAGTCCATGACCATATAGCCTTCGGGCAGGCCGCCGGCCGTGGTCAGGATGGCGTTGACGTCGTTGTCCGCCGTGCCGGGCCGTAGTTCGGTCTTCACCAGCCGGATCGCGATGGGCTCCAGCGCCGGCGGAACAATCAGCTTGCGACCGCGCGCGAACATCTTCAGCCCGGCCTGATCGCGGAAATTGGTCCGGATCGAGATCATGGCGTTTAGCAGCGTCGCTTCGTTGAGGTCGACCTGCGTCGTCGGCGTATTCGCGTACGTGCCGCCATCGATCGGGTGAGCGGTCGAGAACAGCGCTACGCCGTCGCCGCCAACGGACGTATCGTAGGTCGTGCCGGTATTCAGCACGTTGGCGCCGTAGATTTCCTTGGTCTGCTGGTAGGATTCCATCAGGCCAAGGTTGGAGGGCGCGAACTGACTCTTGTAGAGATTGTCGTCGATAGCTTTGCGGGTGATCGCATAGCCTAGGCCGATCTCGACGTGCTCCTGATTATAGACGTAGCGCTCGCCAGAATTGTTGTCGAACGCGGTCTGGCCGCCCTCTGACTTCAACTGCGCCAGACCGAGGTAGCGCATCTCGGCGGTGCGCTCCAATGCCATCTTCGAATTGAACTTGGTGTAGACCTTATCGTACTGTACCGGAATCTGCTCGTACTTGCCGGTGAGGCCGCGAAGTCCCGGAAGCAGCAGGTCTTTGATAGCTGGGAGAGCAACAGGCATATCAGAGCGCTCCCGTCAGGGTCTTGGTCTCGACGTTGTTGAAGGCGAAGACGCCGTAGTTGTTCAGCAGCGTGTCTTGAACGTACTTCTGCAAGTAAGCGCTGCCGCCCACCTTGATGGTGTGCCGGC